GAACAAAACTTCACGACTAAAGACAACTATACAGTCAAAACTAATACAGGTGTTTGAACGCATCGCACCTATATTGGGCGAACTGGTAGAAGGTGCCACCGAATTCATTGCATCACTGGATGTGTATACAATCGGTGAAAAGTTGTCTGGTTTCTTCAGCAATCTGAAACGTTGGATTTCTTCCGTAAACTGGAAATGGCTTGCTACAGCAGCAGGCAATGCAATCGGTAAGGTTGTTACGCTTGTATCGAAGATGTACACACATATTCGTACATTCATCGAAGGCATCGTGTCAAATATCGATTTTGAAGCGTTGTTTGCGAAGTTGCAGGAAATTGTTGGTAATGTAACAACGTTTATTGCTGATCATTGGGATACTATTGCGCAGATACTTGAAGTTGTTGGTGGTTCAATCGGTGGTATCATAACTGCATTGTTAGCAATGAAGGCAGTGAACACAATCAAAAACGTTGTATCCGGTGTTGCATCTTTCTTTTCACTGTTAGCTGCAAATCCTGTGATGGCGATAGTTGTTGCAGTTGCTGCGTTGGTTGGTGCGCTTGTTGTTTTGTATAACAAATGTGAACCATTCAGAAATTTCGTTGATGATTTGTTTGGAAAAATCAAGTCGTTCGCGATGCCTATCCTTGAAGACTTGAAGCAGACATTTGTAAGTGCGTGGGAAACAATCAAATCTGTGTTTACTGACACAGAAGAAGGCGCGGGGAATGTAAGCGGATCGATATCTACAATCGGAGAATCTGTAACAGAAGTATGGAATGTTGTAAAACCTGTCCTTACTGCATTCATAAGCTTTTTTACAAATAAATTCGCGTCTAAATTGAAGATGGGTGTTGAAGTTGTTACAAACATCTTCACACTGTTTGCATCGCTTGTTACAGGCGATTGGGAAGGCGTGCAGAATTCTTTAAGTGGCATTATTAACGCGATCAAAGGATACTTCACGCGTGGTTGGGATAACGTAAAAACGCTGTTTGGCGGTATATGGGATTCCATAAGAGGATACGTTACAACCGGTTGGGATACTGCCGTTGTAACTGTAACAACTGTATTGTCCAACATAAAGCACGGAATTGTGACAGGTTGGGAAGCAACAAAAGCAGGATTCAGTGGTGTATGGCAAACGATACGTGGTTATGTTTCCTCCGGATGGGATGCAACAAAGACTATCGTAGGTACTGCGATTGCAAGTATAATCGAAAAACTATCTGCTTCTGAGTGGGCGCAAGCTGTAAATGATGTACAATCTACGTTTATCAACATACATACAAAGATCGTCACAGCATTCAACGGAATAAAAACATCAGTAACAACAAAGATCAACCAAGTCAAAACCGCAATCAAAACGGTTATCGACAAGATAAAGGGATTCTTTGATTGGTCTAACTGGACAGTTAAACTTCCGCATATCCCTACATTCCATTACGGTACTACCATCAAAAACTTTGGTTTGTTTGGAAACGTCACAGTTCCCACAATCGAGTTTTATGCGAAGGCAATGAATAACCCGATGCTTCTGCGCAATGCTACACCGTTTGCAATGGCAGGTAACAGTGTACAGGTTGCAGGTGAAGCAGGTGCGGTAGTAGTAAGTGGCGCAAACACGTTGATGGATATGATGCGTGATACAGTTGCGGGTGTCCTTGGTGATGCGCTTAGTACACAGATTGCGTCTGTGAATGACGTGCTTCATGAATATCTGCCTGCAATCGCTGACAGGCCTATTGTGTTGGATTCCGGAATGATTGTATCAGGTACTGTACGACAGATGGACAAGGCACTTGGTGCGATACAGGTCCGTAAAGGCAGAGGTGGAACGACATGATAACTAACGGTGTAACATTCGGTGATAAACATTCATACCGTGATTTCGGTTTGTACTTCAACAAATTTCCTGTAGTGGCACCACCGGATCCGATATTGAACACTATTGAAATTCCGGGGATGGATGGACAGTTAAACCTGTCCACATCTCTGGATGGATACATGCACTATAAAACGCGCAAAATGTCACTGCAGTTTGTATACGTTGGAAACCGTAGTGATTTCTTTAGTGTGCAGCAGAATGTGTTCAATACGGTGCATGGTCGTGAAATGGACATTATACTGGATGATGATCCTGCATACAGGTATCATGGAATTGTGACTGTAGGAACGCCATCAATATCGAAAAAGTATGATTTTATCCTGCCTGTCACTGTACAGTGTGATGCATACAAATATGAACGAGCAAACAGCATTGAACCGTGGTTGTGGGATGACTTCGATTTCGATACAGGCGTGATACGCGATTATTCAAATCTGCATGTAAATGGTTCTCTTGACGTTACGTTGATTGGGTCCGATAAACCTGTATACCCTGATTTCGTTGTTAGTTCTGACGATGGTACAGGTATGCAGATGACGTATAACGACATAAAGGTTGATTTGGTTGATGGTACAAACGTTGTTGCGGGTATGCCTGTAGTTCGAAAATCGTATGATCTACATTTCACAGGCAACGGTACTGTATCAATCGTATTTGACTGCGGGGTATTGTGATGTATACGATTTACATGGATGGTGTACCGATATATGTACCGGGTGCAGATTCGCGGTATTCGGTTTTGAATCCTGTACTGGATTTGGAACTGAATACATCCGGTACACTGACGTTTTCAATGCCTGCATGCAATGCTGAGTATGACACGATACGCAAACTGAAATCAACAATATGCGTAAAAAGAAACGGAACAGAAATATGGCGTGGCAGGCCGATAACAACAGACAGGGATTGGTACAACAACAAGGATGTAACATGTGAAGGTGCGTTATCATTTCTGAATGATGTAGTTATACGACCGTTTGTATATCGTGGTACGCTTGTCGGATACATAACCGAAATGCTGAACAGATACAATACGCATGTTGATGAAGACAGGCGTATATACGTAGGTAACGTTACTGTTGTAGACAGCAATGATTATGTGTACAAATGGCGTGATACGTACAACAACCTGTATGACCTGTTTCAAGATCAGTTGATTGATTCTATGGGTGGGTACCTGTCGATACGTACCGTAAATGATGTTATGTATCTGGATTACACTGCAGAATCAGGACGTGTAACGAACCAGACTGTGGCGTACGCATCGAACATGATTGATTTGACTGAAACAGTCAATGCCGAAGATGTGTTTACCGTTATCATACCTGTTGGTGCAACAATCACGGAGGATATACCGGAGGATGCACCGGAGGGTTATGAACCGGAACAGTACCAGATTGATATCACATCCGTAAATGATGGTAAGGATTATATAGAATCTGCGGATGGGATCGAACTGTACGGAAGAATCGAACGTGTTGTGGAATGGCCAGATGTAGAAACACCAACAGCGTTATATACGAAGGCGCGTGACAGACTTGAATCTGCAATAAACGCATCTGTATCCATATCTGTTGATGCTGTTGATTTACATTGGACAGATACCGACATTGATGAGATAAACATTGGTGATTACGTTGTATGTCTATCAGTACCGCACAACATTCATGGTCGTTTTGCGTTATCTGCATTGCGCATCAAGCTTGATAATACCGGTTCTGAATCGTATACATTCGGTGCTGTTCCGGGTACGCTCACAGGTATAATTGCGAACGCAAACAATGCTGCGGAAACGACCGCAGACACGATCGTTGCGTACAGGCGCACGAACAAGGACGTTATTGACGTTGAAACTGCAGATAATCGCGTTGGTTATGCGTGCGTTGGTATTGCACGTGTTGGGTAGAAGGGAGATATGAACAATGGCAACATTTACACAGAATATCACGAACATCAAGAATGCGCGATATGGAAAGGATGTACGTAATTCTATCGCTGAAGCAATTGAACAGGCGTATGCAGCACAGGCAGAATTTGATGATGCGTACCGGAATGCTATCACAGAACTGAATCAGCGTATACAGGAAACAACAACAGACGCTGTGAATGCAGCTATATCAGATGCGGTATCATCTGCGCAGACTGCTGTACTGAATCAGCAGACTACTTCTGTGAATGCTGTAAACGATGCAAAGACTGCTGCATTGCAGGATATCCAGAGTGCAACAGGCAGCACAGGAATCACGCTTTCGTCTTTGGGCCTTGTATATTCTGCTACTGAACCCAGTAACCCGACCACAGGAATGGTTTGGTTGAAACCTGTGGAGTGATACAACAATGTCAGATGTCGTTGAACTGAAACGTTTATACACGTGTACGTCTATAAATAACACGTGTTTAGGCGCGAATGGTGCAGCGGGAACAAAGAATGTTGCACTATCTAAATTCGTTATCAGTGGCGATACGGATGATATCGGACAGATAACGTATATGCGATTTAGACACTATCACACCACATCTAACACCGGATATATGAACACAAACGGTGTAAAGATCCGTACAAATCTGTTGTGTGGTTCAGATACTATATCAAGTCCTTACCAGACGTGGAACACATTCAATACATCCGGTCCAATAAACAAGTGGGATGTGTTCGATACGCTACCGACCGCAGAACAGTTTGCAGCGTTGACACACATACAATTGCAATGGGGATCGTTCAACAAAAACACGTCGTTATATTACCGTGCGCAGACAAGTGCGCAAATGGTACTTGAAGTACGGTACATTGCTTCGGATGCTGTTGGACCATCCGGTATTGTGCGTTATCGTAACAGCAATGCATTTATCAATACACAACCGTTTGTGTTCGCAGATGGTGCATTCAAACGTTGCTTACCGTATTATTATGACGGTTCCAAATGGGTTGAAATAGGTTGAACCAAATAATGCGTGGTTCTGTGGTACTATTATCGCAGAACCACATTGGAGGTATATTATATGGCAACAGTAAAAGTTGGGTCCGCACGCATTGATGAAAATGGAAAAGCAACAGGCGGACGTGCAGGTGATCAGACAGGGAACGAATGCAGCACGCAGGCATGGTATAAACACAAAAAGGGATGGCGTGTTATCCGTGCAATCAATCCGGAGCATAGGAAGAAACTTGCGTCATCCATGAAGGCAGCCTGCGCAAACAACCACATTGGATACGATCAGAACCAGAGGAATACGCTATATACGTATGCTGAAAAGGTGGGTTTTGATGTGTCAAAAGTCACGACAAACTGCGAAACAGACTGTAGTGCGTTGGTCCGTGTTTGCGTTGCATACGCGTGCGGTATAACCGATCTTCCTTCCGGATTCAGAACAACCAACATGTGTGAATATCTGCTGAAAACCGGTGCATTCAAAGAAATGTCCGGTACAAAGTACACTGATAAATCTGAATACCTTGCAGCAGGTGACATTCTGTGTACCAAAACACAGGGACATACTGTTATTGTGCTGAATGATGGCGCAAAGGTCGAAAAAGACGATACCGTGCCTTCATCCGGTGTTATAACAGTAGAACCGGAATTATCAATGGGTGATGTAGGTAATTCTGTTGTATCGCTTCAGAAGGCGCTAATTGCATGGGACAGTGATTGTTTGCCTGTGTATGGCATCGATGGCGATTTTGGATTTGAAACATCTAACGCAGTTAAGGCATTCCAGACCGCAAAAGGCATAGAAGCAAACGGTATTGTTGATGCAAAAACATGGGATGCACTTGACCGTGTTGTATACGGCATAGGAATCACCGTAATCGGTAATACAGTTAATCTTCGAAGCGGAGCAGGCACCGAGTACGATATACGTGGAATTGCGCATCGTGGTGATGAAATGACATACACACAGACAGCAAACGTAAACGGAACAACGTGGTTCTGTACCGCATTCGGATGGATATCCGGTAAATACGCAAGGTGGTGTAACCATGGTTGACGTTGGTTCTATCACGCTTGCAAACTTGTGGGCATTCCTAATTGCTGCTGCAGCAGGAATTGCAGCGATTGCAAAGGTTATCGAAATAATCGCCGGTCGGATCAGTCCGAAACGGCAGAGGGAACGAAGCGTGGACGAAAAACTGCAAAACGATAATGACCGCATTGAAAGCTTGGAGAAATTCGCAAAAGCGCAGGAAAAAACAAATGCAGTACTGTTCCGTGCTTTGTTGGCGCAGATAAATCACGAATTGGATGGTAACCATGTTGATGGCCTTCGCGATTCACGCGATGAAATACAACGTTTTTTGACAGAGAGGTAATAAAAATGAAAGCATGGGTAAAGGCAGCAGGTGTTCGCGCAATCAAAACGTTTTTTCAGACATTCGTTGCAACAATCGGAACGTCTGCGGTGATCAGTGAAGTCAATTGGTTGATGGTCCTTTCTGCGTCTGCACTTGCTGCGATCCTGTCCATTGCAACGTCTTTGGCGGGTCTTCCGGAGGTGAACACCGAAACGGAATGCATCGGTGCGGATGTAACAGATGATGGGAAATAATGGCGCATCAGGTCGTATGGACACGTGACATACTTGATGCATTCAAACGTGAGGCAAATCTAACGGATGAAGAATGCGCAATTATGGAA